GCCCATGCCAGCGCTGACAGCACGGAGCATTGACCGCAAGAACGGCTCAAACTGCCCGTCAGGTGCGTCAAGGCTTGGGACCGTAACGCTTTCGCCGCTGGCCAGGTACTTAAAGGTCCCCGGCTCAAACGCCGTGACGCGCTCGCCGTCATAAACGTCATCGCCCTCAAGCTCGCCTTCGGGGGAGGTAATGAAACCCATCAGGGCGCTGCTCGCCCGGGCCCGCACGATCTCGGCCTCTTCATACCCAGCAAGGTGGTGCAGTCGCTTGATTGCTGAGGCAAACCAAGTGACGCCTCTGGTCTGCATCGGGCGATCCATCAGGAATAGATGGATGATTTCCTCTGCCGGCACCCGCTTGCGCTGCTGCGCGTTGGTCACCGTCGCGTGAGGGTATTGATAGTCGCCCGGGTGCTTTTCCAGAAACCAGTAGGCAACAGGGCGCTGCCAAGAGTCGATCTCAACTCCCATGCGCACGTTGTTGCCACTGCCAGGGGCGGTGCCGTTGTAGGTGTCGTCGAGCAGGTCAGCTTCAATGACCTCAAGGCCCAGGGGCACAGGCGAGCCACCAAAGCTCTGCTTGACCATGCGGATCAGCACCTCGCCGCTTTCAGCAACGCTGCGGATCGCTAGCGACTGAATCTCAGAGAAGTTCAGCTTGCCGGCGCAATGGCAATACTTGCTGCGGGTCCAGTCGGCCCATGCCAGCTCGATCGCGTCGTTGGTAGGCGTGTCGAGCCTGTTGCCGCGCTGCCGCTTGACCTGGGCTTGAAAGCCAATCCCACTACCAACAACGTTGGCGGCAATAGCCCGTAGGGCCTGGCGGGCGTAGTCCGAATCACGTACCAGCTGACGTGCGCGGTTACGTAGTGCCGCGAGGCTTGCGCGAACCTCAGCGTCGGCGCTAGTGCCGGTGGTTACCCAATCGCTTGTCAGGCGATTGACCCGGGCACCTTCAAACATGCGGCGCCGTGGTGCAGCTGCTGGCACCGGGGCCGCTTCAGCGCGAAAGAGTTCGCGGATTGCAGAACGGATGCCCATCAGAACCTCACGAACAGGGTGTGCGGATCACCAAGGCCACTGGCGATCTTTGCGGCCCTTTGCTCGCGGGCCACGATCGCCTTTAGCTGGCTCTCGCGTGCGCGTAGCTCGGGCAGGTCAACGCGCTTAAAGGTGCGGTTGCCAATGCTGTATTCCTTGGCTTTGTCCGCGATGATTGCGCGGATAGCTGTAGTTACAGCTTCAAGGTCTTTCTCAGCTTGCGTGCGCCCGTCAAACGCGCCAGCAGTTCCCGTGTAGGCATAAGTCGAGAGGACTTCAAGCCGTGTAGTGCCCAGCGGAAACTTCTCGCTGCTCTTCGTCGCTTCCGCGTAAACGTACCAGTTGCCAGGATCAAACCCGGCCGAATCACTGGCAGAAATCGTAAACTCCCAACCCGTTCCATAAGCAGACCCCGCAACGGTGTGGGCCTCTCCGTAGTCGTTAAACCGGAGGTAGTAGGTCAGGGTCCAGTCAGAGCTGTCAATGCTCTCTTCTAAGGGACCAGTAAAGGAATCATCCCGCCATTTAATTGTTTGGCCTGCGTAGACCTTGGTGGGAATGTTCACGTCACCAGCTGCTTACGAATGACTTGGCAGGCGCAGACGCCTTCTTAGGTGATTTTAGCTTTGGCTTTTTCTCGCCTTCTAGCTCTTTAGCTAGCTGTTCCCACATTGTCTGGGGGTTCATGCGTCGGCTAAATAGCAGCATTGCGGCATAGGCATAGACGGCACAATCAAGCGCCTCGTTTCGATCGCCCGCCTTCTTTACCCATTCACGAATTGGGAACCCCCGGTGGTATCGGAGGGCTTGGCGTTCGCTGGTGAGCTGCCTGAAGTAGTCATCGTCGGCAGCCATGCCGAAGTGCAGAGCGCCAACGCCGTCGTCATGACGTAGCCGGCCAAAGAGCGTGGTCTTGATTGTGTCGGTGCCAAGGCTGAAGAGCGTTACGCCTTTCTTGATCGTCCGGCCCCTCCAGTTGACATCAACCTTGCTGCCCTTGCCCACGGCAGGGCTATTGCGTCGGCTGCTGCCCTTGATCGCAACGACGCCTTGGGGCAGGCGATCACGCACGTACTGGTAAGTCTCATGGGTGCAGTGGCCGCCGCTGTCGATTGCCATCTTTCGGATCGTCAGCTCTTTGCCGCTAGCCGTTGGCCACTTAGTCGCTAGCACTTGGTCAAGCTGACCCCAGACCTCTGTTTGAGTCGGGTCGCCAAAAAGTTCTTGGTGGTAGATCAGCCAGCCGGCCTGACCTTCACCCCAGCCCCAGACACTGACCGCCAAGCGGTTGTCCTGAACGTCTACCCCGGCCGTAAGCAAGACGACGCCATCAGGGCAGGTGCCTGGCTCATACGCCAAGCGTTTTGCCATCAGGCCATCTGAGTTGACCATGGCTGTGTAATCCTCCTCCCAGACCTCAGCCAGTCGGGTGTTGACAAATGACTTGAGCGCCGGGGCGTCACCCTTGGCACGTAGGAAGTCGTCTACCAACTGCTCCCAGCTGCACCAACCAAGCGGGCTGTAAAGGCCAGAGAGGTGGAAACCTGCGGTCTTGCCGTCGGTCTTATTGGTGGCAAGCCACTGGCCAGCAGCAAGCATCTGCGGCTTGTGCGTCTCCTCAAAGCGCTCTTTGCAGTGCTCGCATTCGTAGCGAACAGTGCTGGGCCGGTCCTTTTCCCATTTGAGCTGCGGCCACTTCAGCCACTCCATCACCCCACAGGAAGGGCAAGGCACGTAGTAGCGGCGTTGATCTGAAAGGGCGTACTCCGTCTCAATACGGCTGAAGTCTTTGACCGTTGGCGTGCTGGTCAGCAGGATCTTGCGCCTTGCAAACGTCGTGGTCCGGCGTTCTGCCAGCGCCACTGGGTCGCCCTCACCGTCAACGTCTGAGGGGAAGGCATCTACCTCATCACAGAACAAATACCTACAGGGCGCCGAACGCAAGCCCGTTGCCGAGTTGGCACCGGTCAGCAGCATGATTCCGCCGCTGAAATCCTTACTAAACATCGTGTTGCCCGAGTCCCTAGAGCGGGCCGGCGCAATCTTTTCCGAGAGGCAAGGCGTGTCGGTAATCATCGACTCAAGCCGCTGACGGCTCAAGCGCTTCGCCATCTCAACGGTCGGCTGCACGCACAGCATTGGCCCAGGCGCGTGGTCGATCACGTAGCCAAGCCAGTTAGACCCTGCCTCGGTCTTGCCGGTCTGCGCCGCAAACATCATCACGACGCGCTGCACAGGGCTGCTGCTACTCAGGCAGTCCATACAGTCTTTGAGGTAAGGCGTTCTGCTAGTGCGCCACGGCCCAGGCTCTGCGCTGGCCTTGCTACTTAGCTTCCTGTACTTGTCAGCCCACTCAGAAACCGTCAGCGGTTCCTCCGGCCGCAACCCGTCTAGGAACCCGTCACGCCATGCGTTACCCATCTGCTAACTCCACCAACGCCGAGCGGTGCTCTTCGGTCAACACCTGATGAATCCGGGCCGGATCCGTCTCCCCCGCCAGTTGGTGACTTAGCCGATCCGCCAAGTTCGCCAAGCCCTCCCGCACACTTCGGCCCAGGGCAAACGCCTCTTTCTTCACTTCATCAACAGGGATCAGCTCACCCCGCTGCTGCGTCACCTGCAGCTTTGCCAACTCCGCTTGGTAGTGCTCTCGCCTAGCCCTGCTCTCGTTCAGATCAGGAATCGCGTCATCAGGTAGTCGATCGACGTGACGCCGCAGTTCCTTTGCATCCCTTGGAGCAGCCACCACAGGGTCAGCCTCACTGACCTTGGCGTTGTTGTTCTTCAGCGTGTTCTTCGTCCACAGCTCAAGGGCCAGGTCCCGGTCAAGCCATCGCTTCCCGTCCTTCTCAACTACAGCAGCAGCAATCCGACTCTTGCTCGCATGGGTTACAGCTGCCTTGGTACAACCCTTAATCGTTGCCATCTCGGCAAACGTAATTAGCACCGAGTTAAGTGAAACTCCTACAAGTTAACTGCCACTTAACTGCCACTAAACTCCTCTAAACTGTCTAGCGGATGGTCTATTCTGCATGCCTCTGAGACCCCTTGCGCTGCAGTCGTTTAGAGCTGTTGCCCCCTGGCGCTAGCAAAATTCTGCGCCTTCGGATGACC